GTAATATAGTTAATAAAACAAATAATAATACAGATTATATTCTTTCTGAAAATTCAAAAGAATTTTCGCCCATCGAAATAAATGGAATTGAAATTAAGGAAAAGAAAAACGGCAAGGTTAATCCTTTTCAACTTATATCTGAATTACAAAAAGAAGAAGAAAGAGAAAAAACTTCGGACAAAAAAGAGAAAGAAGAAAGGAAGCCCAACCCAACCTACGAAGCCTTTACAATATTTTGCCAAACGTTCGAAAGATTATCAGGTGCAAATTATCCTAAGGATAAAAATGGCAATTACCTTATGAATCCAAAAGATGCTGGGGGAATGGTTTATTTAATGAAAAATATTGAAAAGGTCGATAGAACAGATAACAGCATTGAAGCCCTTAAAGTATTTGTAACAGCTGCTTGGAATTTAAACGACAAATGGATTAGGGCAAATTTTACTCCTAATACTTTGTACGGTCAATTTTCAAAGATATTTACCGGGTATCAAACTACTAGCCCAGAAATGATTGAAAAGAAGAAAAATGATCGGATAGCCGAACTTTTAGCGGAAAAAATGAAACAATACGAAAACCAATAAATTATGAACAAATCACCAAAAGAAAAAGCAAAAGAACTTTTTAACCATTACCACAACCTTATTCAAGAAATTGGCGGAGACCTTGGACATGAAATCCTTGTTTCAATTCTTGCTAAGCAATCATGTTTAATTGCAGTTCATGAAATTTTATATTGTCTCAATTTTAGCCTTGATTTTAAAATGAATAAATCTATAAAATACTGGCTAGAAGTAGAAGAAGAAATTAATAACTTATAAAAAAACCAAAACTATGAACAACTTACCAATGATAGCAAATCGGGTCGAAGAGAAAATACAAGACGTGCAACTTGTTATCCAGAACCGAGAATTAAGGATTTTTAAGACAGGAACAAAAGAAGCTATACCGAAAATTACCCACGTTTTAAATCAGTTGTTACCGGTATATGGGATTGAAGTAAAACCCGACCAGCTAATGGAGCTTATAGATTTTGTAGCATCTTACAAATTGATTTCAGTCGATGAAATAAAACTGGCATTTGAGAAATTCGCAAAGGATGAGTTAAATTTGAATGAGCATAAATTATACGGCAAAGTGGATCTTCATGCGATAGGGAAAATATTATCTTCCTACATAACTTGGAGGCAAAAAATATACTACGCCATTGATAGCGATATTATGGCAAAAAAGGAAGAAGAGGATAGGATTAAAAGATTAGGCAAAGTAGCAGAAGATTACGACAAAGATTTTGATAATAAGCTAAAGAACTTTAATAAGACACTAGATGAAATACCTATATTTTGGTATGATGAATGCGTTAAACGTGGATATATAAACGACTGGAGGGAAGGCGAAAAAGAGGCATTGTGGGCCGAAGCGCAGGAAATGGCAAAAAACGAAAAGCCTACCTCGGATAACTTGATTGAAAGAAAAAACCATCTACGCAAAATAGAAGATGGGAATATGCCTAGGGCCCGCGCACTGGCGTACAAATTAGCCGTTTGGCGCAAGGTATTATTAAGAGATTAATCGTTTGTTTTTTGTCATAATTTGGTTTTTTTGGTGAGGTATATTTTGTGCCTCACTTTTTTTATTTTTTTTTATACAAAATACATACAAGTGATATTTTTTATTTGTATCTTTGAAAGGTCAGAATGACATAATGAATTAATTACCACTAAAACACAAACATCATGACAGCTTCAAAGAAAACAGCTTTACAAATTAGAAACTTATTACGCATCACTAAAAAGTATGCGGTTATTGGAGAAAACGAATTTCGTAGTGGTGCTGCAAGAAAATATCTTTCGGCTAACTATTATGATGATAGTACTTTAAATATTATTGATAATGGTTCACATTATCTTATTTGGAATTGATTTTACGCTTAATAATTGTTTCACAGGGCAGTCCCCCAGCTGCCCTATTTTAAAAATCAAATCATGACAGTAGAAGAAAGACAATTAGCAATTTTAGAGGCATTTTATCATATAGCTATTTACGCTATGGTAACATACACTCACTCGCGCGAAGGATTACATAGACTTGAAAGCATGATGGAAATAATAGATAGACTTCCAGTAAATAATGACACAGATCACTATAACTTTAATCACAGTTACTACAAAAGAATTTTAGAAGATGCCATAAAAATGAATAAAGAGTTTAACGAAAAATACGATAAAATATGACAGACATTAACGTAATGGTGGTTAACTACCTAAATGATGTTTATCACATAAAAGATACTTCCGTCGAAGGAGTTGAAAAGGCTATAGATGATATTTTTAATTTTGAAAATATTCTGCCTCAATACAAATCATTATTTAATAGCCTTATGGTTGAATCAATTGATTTTGATTATGTTAGCGAAAAATTGACATTTATTAAACTTAGAGATAAATTAGAAGCAGAATAAAATGGAAGTAGCGAAAATTGGGATAACTCCCGCACAAATTGAAACTTTAGCACAAGCAGGCGTTATACCTGCTGGAACACCAGCCGCGCAGGTTGAGGTATTTGCTGAAAGTTGCCGTCAACACGGTTTATCTCCTTTCAAAAAGGAGATTTATCTAGTCGCATATAACAGCCGCGACGGCATGAAATACCATACGATTGTTGGAATTGATGGACTTCAGCAAAAAGCCGCGCGAACTGGAAGGTTTGCCGGTATAGATGAAGAGCAATACAACAGGATTTCGGATGGCACTTACCAAACATCTAGCCAACTAAAAGCCGCAAAAGAAATGCCTATTTCTTGCACGGTAACTGTCTGGGCTATTGTTGGAGGGATTCGATGCCCGTTTACTGCTACGGTTTTGTTTTCGGAGTATTATCCAGCGGTTTCTTCCGGAAAAGATAGCTATTCAAAAGCTGCCACCATGCCATTTAATATGATAGCAAAGTGCGCTAGGGCTAAGGCTTTGAAGATTGCTTTTAGCGATGAATTATCGGGACTACACATTGAAGAAGAAAAAGCGGCTTTTGAAGATGCTACAATACAAGCTGCTGAAGTTAAGCCAGCTATTGAAATTAATATAGAGGATTTACAGACAAAAATACTATCGTGTAAAAATAGGGATGAATTAATTAATTTATACGCCTCAAATCCTTCGCACAAAATACACGCTGCTTTATTTACCGAAATGGCTAATGCTCTTCAAAACAAGACAAATGAATGAAATAACGCATCTTAGTTTTTCGAGATTAAAGGCTTTATCTCATTCTCCTTTATGCTTAAAAAGATATATTGAGCAAACAAGAACATCTACTAAAGCAATGGATGAAGGTACTTTACTTGATTGCCTTTTGTTTGAAAAGGACACATTTAAGGATAGATTTTTTATCATGCCTGAAGGTGTAAAAAAGCCAACGAGCTCACAAATAAACGCTAAAAAGCCAGCTCCAGAAACATTAGAGCAAATTAAAAAATGGGAATCTATCCAGGCTCAAATAGGTAATAAAATCGTCATTACGCAAGATCAATACGACGATAGCAAGTATATAGCTGAATGTGTAAAAAATAATAGTACGGTTGTATTTCAGGGTTTACTTCATCCGGATAACTTTAAATTTCAAGTAACCACCGATTTTTTCTACAAGGGATTTAAGCATAAAGGAATTAAAGATGCCGAAGGATTAGATAGAAATGGTAAGCACGTTATTTGGGATTTAAAACGAATGGGTGCGCGATCTGGTGAACAATTAGTAAGGAGCCAAATAAGACACAACCAGTACGACTTACAAGCTGCTATTTATTGCCATAAATACGACATTGAAAATATACCTGTTGACTATTTTATTATTGCAGTTGATAATGAGGGATATGTTACTCCTTTTAAAATCTCCCGCGATGCTAGGGAAAAAGCCCGATGGCAATGGCATAGATTAATAGCAGCCGCGCACAGGGTAAATATGGAAGGAATGGATATGGGTCCCGAATTCTGGGGAGATAGTGAAGGATTTTTTGATTTTTAAAATAAATTAAAATGACAGAGCAAGAAGAAAAATTAATATCCATTGAGTATCTTTTAGATATTATTGAAGATTTATTAAACGATAAATACCCTTATGATTTATTAATATTAAAACAAATTTCAATAAATGCAAAAGCAAAATATGAAAAGGAAATAATGGAAGCCATTGAAAAAGGGGTTAAATACACCGATGGAATAATAAGCGACGAAAGATTTCCATTTTAAAACAAAAGCATAAAATAAATTAAAATGAACGACAAATCATTAGAAAGAGTATTGGATGATATATTAAATGATATGAATGAAGTTTTCATATTGTTAACAAAAAAAATAGAAGAACTTGAACAAGATTTAATTGATTTAGAAAAACTCTATGAACAAGTTAAGTCAGATAAAGATGAATCTTTTGAAAAAGGGTTCGATGAAGGCGTTAAACACATGAATCAATTAATAATGAGCGACGAAAAATTCCCTTTTAAAAAACTATCATGAAAGAGTATAATAGCAAGATGTTAGAAATAAAGGCTTTTTGTGAAGAGGTGAATACTTGGATTTCGGTAGCGCCTAGTGCAGAACATCTTGAGGAATGTGACGAATATTTACGACAATTATCTGCTTATTACTCTCGATACACGGTTATATCTGGCATGAATGAAAGTATCTATTCTTATCTTATGATGACTTGCATTAGAGATATGCCAGAGGAGGAGTATAAAAGAGTTAAGCACTCCTCCACATTAACCGATTTTTATGTGAAAGGTAAATACCCGAAGGCTACGGCAATTTTCGAACAATGTAGGGCCGTTCAAAAGTTATTATTAGTAACTTCCGATAATTATCGAACTTTGCTTAGTAGCTTTAGACAAGAAAGAATATTAGTAGGTCATATGACTACATAAAGATATTTGCAGACCTCGGGTTTAGGTAAATGTTATTTTCCCCTTAATTAAACATTTCTTTCAGCCTAAATGCGTCAGAGGATGAATTGGCAGCTTGGAAAGACAGGTATAAGTGTTGTTCCCTTGAGAAAGGAAGATTGCGGAGATGAACAGTAAGCTCACAACACAGAGGGGTTCTCTCCCTCAAATTTAGCAAGGTGGCGGAATTAGTAGACGCACTAAGACCAAATAGATTTAAGGATGCACGGTTCTTATTAATAGAACAAGAGGTAATTAATCCTTACCTAAACAGTTGGCGGAGTCTGTTAGTGTATTAAATGCAGGTGCAAATCCTGCCCTTGCTACAAAACTGATACCTAAGTGATTGTCGCAAAAAGCTATTGTGTAAAGTATTGACAGCACGGAAAGACGGCAAAATAGCAAGGAGTTGTATTGGAGGCATAAGGGCTCTATTTGTTGGTTCAAATCCAACTTACTGAAAAGTAATAATGTAATTGGTAACAATGAGTCTTGTTTGCAGGTTCGAATCCTGCCCTTGCTACAACTAAGGTAGAAATATGAGAATCCTGAATTGTACACAAAATATCCATATTGACAGCACGGAAAGACGGCAATTTTAAACCATATCGTTAACGTCAACAAAATGATAATTATGGCAATGGATAACATTTACGACAAATATTTTAAAAATTCCGAACTAAGCGTTGATGACCTAATGAAAGCATCGGGCAGGAATCCTGATTATGACGAAAACAAAGCATTTAGGACAAATGAAAATAAGCTGAGATACGATCTTTGCCCGGCAATTGCCCAACGGGAATATGCGAAAGTTTGGACTAAGGGATTAGAAAAATATCCTGCCCGAAATTGGGAAAAAGGTTTTTTATTTTCAGAAGTTATCGCCTCCGCTATGAGACATTTGGAAGCCATGCGACTTGGTGAAATGATAGACGCTGAAAGTGGTCTTTTGCATTCAGCGCACCTAATGGCAAATGCAGCAATGTTAACGGAATTTTATTTTACACACCCAGAACTAAATGACTTAAAAAAATAGATAAAATGATTTTAACAGACAAAACAATTATCGACGAAATTGCCTTAAAAAACATTGTCATTGAGCCTTTAATAGAAGCAAACATTGGCACTAATAGTGTTGATTTAACGTTATCCAAAACTTTGTTAATGTACACCGACCATGTTCTTGACGTCAGGAAAAAGCCTCAAACGGTAGATATAATTATTCCCGATGAAGGATTGATTTTACAACCAGGCATTTTATACCTTGCGTCAACTGTCGAATATACGGAGACACTTCGCCACGTTCCAATTATTCAGGGCAAATCATCATTAGGCAGGCTTGGTTTATTTGTTCACATAACGGCAGGATTTGGAGATGTAAATTTTAAAGGACATTGGACGCTTGAACTTGCGTGCATCCAACCAGTCAAGATATACCCTGGGATGAAAATTGCACAAATCTGCTATCATGACATTTCAGAAATGCCATATACTGATTATGCCTCTAAAGCCGATGCAAAGTATAAAAATCAAGGAAGTGATCCTGTTGCCTCGAAAAACTATTTAAACAAATAGCCATGACCGAAAAGCAAAGACATAAATTATATTTATTTAATCTTATTATTTTATTTACAAGCGCATTGTTTAATATAATTAATTTCTTGCTAAGATGTATCTTTCATTATTTAAAACATTATGTATGACCGAAAAGCAAAGAGACAAACTACATGAACTTAATTTTTATATATGGTTTATGGTATCAGTATTTATTGGATTAGGTTTATTTGCCGATTTAATTTATTATTTAGTAAACAAATAGCCATGACGGACGAAGAAAAAGCAAGAAAGAAAGCCTATAATGAAATGTATCGAAAAAATTTAAGCAGATTCCAAAAAGAAAAAAGAAAGCTTAAAACACAGGAGTATAACAAACAAAGAAATAGTAATTTAACTCCTGAACAACTTAAAGAAAGAAGCGATAAGTATAAAGTTTATTACTATGAAAATAGAGATAAAATTTTATCAAAAAAAATTGAATACCGTCAAAAAAATGCAGATAAAGATAAAGCGTATCAGGCTGAATACAGAAAAAAACAAAAAGAAAAATATGTAATAAATGGAAGTTATTACGCTGAACACAGGGAAAGGCTTCTGGCGAAAAGAGCTGAATATCGCGAAAAACATAAGGATGAAATAAAGGCATATCAAGCCGAGTATCGTAAAAAACAAAAAGCTAAGAAGAATCATGTTGACGGAAAATGAAAAACAAAAATTAACTAAAGAAATAGCACTCCTCATTGTAGCTGCAGGAGGTTTATTAACGCTATTTTATGCTATTTACTTTATTATTGACACGCTAAAAAAATGGTACTAATGTATTACTTAATAAAATGGAAGTCAGGCAAAATAATCACCAACGCCCCGACGGTTGAAGAAGCGATAGAAAATTTTAAAAAACTAGGTATCGAAGTACCGGACAAAGAAATTACGATAAGTAAGTTTGGTAAATAATTAGTTGTTAAAAGTGTTGTTTTTAATCCCATATCTTTCGGTATGGGATTTTTTTTTAAATAAATACACAAATATTTTTTTATATAATTATTTATATATATTTTTACAAAAGAAACAAAAAAACATTTTTATTACTACTAAATTTTAACAAAATGGAAAAACAAATTTTTACAGTTATGTACTTCGGCAATGCCAAAAGGTATCAAGATTTATGCGAAGAAGTGGCTGCCTATTCTAAGCGCCACGCAGTTGAAAAGGTTTACGCAAAAATGCGTAACGAAGATTATTTCCCAGATGATTTTTTTCTATGGGGAGGGCTTGTTAAGGATTGCGACGGCAATGTTATTGCAGAAGTAGGAGGTGAAAGCATTGAGTACGATGGAGGTTATTTCTACGCGGAACTAAAAATAGTTAAATAATGAAAGAGCCAATTATTGAGACATACGTCCCACAAAATAAAAGGCTACCTTATCAAATAGCTGGAGCCGTTGGAGTTGCTTTTGTTGTTGGGTTGATTTATTCCCCAATAAATACCCAATACAATTACACTTCATTTATTCCCATCATTCAAAAAGATACGGTTTACGTTCACAAAATAACCTCACTTACTATTCAAGGTAAGGACGAAAAAAAAGAAATAGACGAAAGTGCTTACGGATCTCGTTCATACGGCTGGGAGGTGCGCAAGTTATCCGGTGAACAACTTAGGCAAACATTGGAAGGTAAAGGCTTTAGGAATTTAAAAGGAGTTGACCGTTCAAAGTTGCGTAGAATATACCTTGCCTATTGCTATGAAAGTATGTTGATGAACGTTCACGTTTTAACTGATTTTCCCATATCAATGATTTATTCTTTTTTCATCATTGAGGCAACCAGTCAAGGAGTTGAAACAGAGCTTTGGAGAAAGCACGCGAACGCTGGAGGCGTTAAGGCCCTTAAAGGACATGATTATGTAACTTATAAAACACGGGAAGTCATCAGGGGAAGAAACAAGTTCATAAGGGCTAAATTTATGAGTGCTGAATCCACTGAAGAAGGCATGAAGCTTTGGGCTGGCGTTTTAAACTCTGGAAGGTACGCGGCTTGCAAGAAGGCAAATTACAAGTTAAAAGGAATTAAGTTGTATGAAAGTATTTGTAAATGCGTGTATAAAAGTGGATACCACACCGATACCGATTACAAATTTAGAGCGTCATTAATGGCTGAGTACTGGCAGATAAAAAGGGATAATTTTCCTTTAAAGAAAGAATACAATCAATTTTAAACCAAAAAAACAAAAAACCAATGGAAAAAAACTTTACTAATACTCAATTCAAATGGACATTCGAAAGCATATCGGATAACATACCTACTATTATGCTTATAACTATCCTTTTGACGTATGGCATAAACGCCTACCTGACTGCAATATTTTTACCCTTAGATTTTTGGTTAGCTATCATAGCAGCCTCTATTCTTCAATTAGGGCGATTTGCTGTCGTTTTCATGGACTTTCTCAATCCCACTAAAGGTAGAAGTACTTACCCACCTAAAATAGCGTTAGGCGCGACTATTGTGGCTTTAATAGAAATATTCTTTGGATTGCAAGAACATTATGAAGGTGGGGAATATATAACCATGTTTTTATTTGTTGGAACTATTATAGTTTTTGGCTATCTTTTGGAAATAAATTTTGTAGATAAAGGAGTTGAAGCCTACGGTATTAATGAGCCAAAAATTATAAAGCGTAGGAGGCGTAAAATCATTGTTAAGAATGCCAACGAAGAAATGCCTAAGAATTTTAGAAAAAATATTACCTCATTTCAATTATCAATGTTTTAATCATGGAAAAAGAATTTGTAAGTTATCAAACAGCATGTGGTTTAGATTTTATTGGATTTTCCGAAACATGTTTAGCTTTTTATGATGAAAATTATAAATTAAACTTTAAGATAAGCGAGTATCATAATAATGTGACAGATATATTAGCGCCATTATATCAACAAGCATTTACATGGTTTCGCGAAAAACATGAATTAAATTACGAGATAAAACAAGTATCAAAGCATCTCTATAATGCAAAAATTTACACAACAGATAAATTACACGTTTTTATTATTGATAATGATTTTCACGGTTATAAATCAGCTGAAAATGCAATTTTAAATAAAATGATTGATATTGTTGAAAAAAACGCTATCAAAAAAAAGATAAAACAAACTGGTATTGAATTTTTAAGGGATTATTATAAAAATGATTATGGAAAACCTAATTTATTTGACAAAGCTGAAGAAAAACAATTGATAACTATGAACGAATTTTCTCAATGGATTTTTCGTAAAAATTACAGAATGAGTCATTATAATTCATTTTGGTACAAAGAAAATAATCTTACGGAACCTAATGAATTAAGCGAACTTTATCAAAAATTTATACAAAGTAGAAACGAATGAGAACATACATAGGAGTTGACCCAGCAATTAGACTAAACGGAATGGCAGCGTGTTTTATTAAGCCAAATAAAGAAGTTGAATTTAAAAAATACAAAAGATTTGTAGATTTTTTAGAAGACTCTTTTCACTGGCATAAAGATTATATAAACGCTGTAGTTATGGTGGAAGATAGTAGCCTCCAGAATGTAACCTTTAATTCTTCCATTAATCGCGCTATCCTTTCCCGTATATCCAGAAAGGTAGGCATGAACCAAGCCGCATCAAGAATTGCCTATGAATGGATTAAAGAAAATGGATGCGAAGCATATAATATTTCACCTTTACAAAAAGGGAGTAAATGGACAAAAATATCATTTATGAAAGTCTTTCAAAATGAAGGCTACAAATTTGAACCAAATTTTAAAACAAACAAAATAAGCCAGGATGAAATCGACTGTTTTACCCTTGCATTACAAGCTAAAAATTACCAAAAACATGAAAAAAAATAGTGAAATAATAGATGGCATTAGTGTTGCTACTTGGAAGGAAATTGAAAAAATTTCTAAGCAATATCCTAAACCTATCAGATATGCTGAAGGTACGCAAGCTAAATTATTTATCCTTAAATTTTATCTTGAACCTTTAATGAAAGATGAAAGACCACCAATGTGTATGATGGAGCCTGGAAGAATGATAACCATAGCTTACAAATTTTACAAAGAATCAGACGGTGAAAATATTAGAAATTTATCGTTAACTTTAATTAATAAATTTATAAATTAGGTTGATTACATTTTGTTAATTAGTGGTAATATCGGGGTGACATTTGCGTCGCCCCCTTTTTATTTAAGCATTTAGTAAACCTATTTTTTCTATATAATCACCAACAGCTCTAGCGTGACACAAAGCTATTTTATTTTGAAAGTCTGTATCAAACATTAATTTAGCATCATGATAATTCGTGAAAAATCCATTTTCAGATAAAACCGAAGGCATATTAGTTTGCGTTAAAACGTGAAATTTAGCTTCTTTGTCGTGATCGCCGTCGGTTGTATCAGGCCTAAAAATCCAATTAGGGAATTTTGATTTTACCTCTTTAAATAAAATTTCTGCGTAAATATCAGATTTGGTTTGTCCTGGTGATGTAAACACTTCAAATCCTCTAGCACTTTTGTTTTCCGCTGCGTTTCCGTGAATACTTAAATACAAAGATGCCTTATAATTTTTAGCCGCAAAATTAGCCTTATTTACCCTTTTGCCTAATGATGTGTCTAGTATTTCATCATAAACCTTCATTGTAGTAAAGCCCCAATCATTCAAATATTGTTCAATATATTGCACAATTGCCCGGTTAAATACACCTTCAAAAAACCATCCATAGGAATGAAAAGTGCCATTATTGTGTTGCGCACATTTAGCAGGATAGGTCGTATATCCATTAGGTAATTTTACTTTAGGATTAATACCTCCATGACCAGCATCTAAAAAAATACAAAATTCATTTTTATTCATAATTTACAATTTTAAAGGGAGGCATAAATCAATATACCTCCCTGAAGCCGCATAAGGTAGCGAATCTGTCTGCGCCTATAATTTAAATCCGATGAGT